CGTACATCTCACCTCTTCTGCCCGTTACGGCTTGGGCCGGGCGCCCATGCGGATGTGGTCCTGCTCGAGGCGCCACATGCGGGCGTCGATCGAGTTGTCGCCGTCGGCGAACGGCTTCGCGGTCCTGACCGTCTCGGTGACGCGGACGGTCGTTTTGATAACGGGCTCGCTCACCGTCACCTTCAGCTTCGTGTCGGCCATGTCGGTCCTCGTGACCTCGGGGGGATGGGTGCGGGCCGGACGGAGGTGAGTTCGCCCGGCCCACATGAAGCGGCCCCTTACGTGGGGCCAGTCGGACCTGATGTCGCACGGTCAGGCGGAGGGATCTACGGAAGGACGTTCGTGATCCGCTGGAAGTAGCCGGTGTAGACGTACGGCCGCGCGTCGAAGGCGATCTCCTCCTCACCGCGGAAGCCCGTCAGGTTCTTGTCCCAGCGATCGCCGGCCTCGGTCGACACGTCGACGCGATAGCCCTCGCCGCGGTAGAACTGGGCCGCCCGGAACTCGCCCACGACGAGCGAGTCGCTCGGCATGTTCGGGGTGTGCGCGAGGCGGACGCCCCACGGACCCGCTCCGACCGTGCCCACGTCCTGGGCGTTGAAGGCGAACGCGCCGCCGCTCGGCGAGACGAAGAAGCCGGGGCCTGCCGGATCGCCGTACGTCAGCGAGGTCCAGTAGTCGCCCGAGTTCATCACGACGCCGTCCGGCTGCGCCACGCGGGTGGCGACGGCGCCGGCAGCCTTGGCGATGGCCGAGGCGAAGTTGCCGACGATCGTCGTCGAGGACGGGGTGTGCGACGTGACGTACGGTCCGCCCGTGCCGATCGCGGTCAGGAGGCCCATCGGCTCCGAGGAGCCCGAGCCCTGGATCGCGTAGTAGTCCTCGCCGAGCGCGAAGGCGCGGGCGAGCTTGCTGCGGACGAGCCGCTCGGCGGCTCCCTCCGACCGGCGGAGGAGCTGGTTGCCGACATCGAAGATGCGGGCCAGCGTGTAGAGCGTGGCGGTGTAGTTGCCGACGAGGAAGTTGCTGTTCTCCTTCGGCGCGCCGGGTGCCGCGATGACGGCGCGGGTGTCGGCGGTGTCCTCCCACGGGAGGTCGACGCCGGAACCGCGAACGCCGTTGACGACCGTGAACAGGTTCACGACCGTCCGGCCCGGCTGGGCCTGGAGCTCGATGTCCGCCACGACGTTGTTCGGGACGAGGTAGCCGCCCGCGGCATCGCTGTCGCCGACGGTCGCCTTGCTGTCGGGGTGGACGCCCTGCCACGAGGAACCCATGTCCTCAAGGCGGGCCTTGCCGATGGCCTGCATCTCGGCATCACGGGAGCGGGCCTGCGCCAGCGCCGCGAAGAAGTTGGTATCGGCCTGCACGCCGGACCGGCCTCCGCCGATCAGGAGCGCCTTGGAGGGGGTCCGCTGGTTCGCCAGGAACTCCTCCATCTGGGTCATCAGGGTCGACGCCTTGGCATCGGCCTGACGGGCGTTCTCGGCCCGCTGGAGCTCGTTGATCTGGTCCTTGAGAGCGGTCCAGTTCGTCTCGAGCTCGGCGACCTTCTCGCCGTCTGCGCGGGACGCCTCGATGGCGGCCTTCAGTTCGCGCGCACGACCCAGCAACGCGGCGATGTCGTCACTGGGCTGTTCAATCGGGTCCATGTGCTGTCCCTTTCGGACTGGACCCGTCGCCCCTCTACGGGGCCTCACCTTCAGACGGGATGTATCTGTCGAGTTCGGCCATCACGTCCGCGAGTGCTGCGATGGCCTCTCGCAGCCTCTTCTCGTTGCGTGACGCCAGCACGCGCCCGGCCTTCGCCGCGTCCTCGCCCAGTGAGGTCGAACGCAGGTCAACGCCGAGGGCGTCCAGGTCGGCGATGAACGACCGGACGTGGTCGTCCACCGCAATACCGGCAGTGTCGAAGTCATCGAGCGTCGCCTTCATGGCGGGCCGGATGACGCTGTTGGTGTTCTGTGGGGAGGTACTGAGGGTCTGCCGCCAGTACGGCCAGTCGAGGATCTCGCCGTCGGCGGACGCCTTCGACCAGAGCGCCTCGCTGCTACCGAAGATCGGCGCTCGCTCGGCCAGCCGCTTGACGAGGGCCAGCCGCTTCTCGCCGTGGTTCAGCCAGACATCGACCCACCAGCCGTCCTCGTCCGGCTCGTCGTCGAGGACGGCCTTGCCGAGGACGGTCCGCCCCATCAGCGGGTCCTTGCCGTGGTGCCAGTCCACGAGCCGGGCCTCGAGGAGCTTCGGGTGGATGTTCGTCCGGGGCGAGAAGAACTGGTTATCGAGGTCCCGCCCGCCGATTGGTCCCGTGAACGGGATCGCCAGCAGCCGGAAGTGGTCGTCGTCGAGGAGCGTGGCCTTGATCGGGTGCATGTCAGGTCCTCAAACGATCGGAACCCAATCGAGCGTTCCGTTGGGGTGGTCCGTGATCCCGAGCGCTTCTTCGAGCGAGTAGACCTGCCCGTTGCGGGCGGCGCATTCCTCGTCGTCGTCGCCGTCGATGGCCTGCACCTGCTCGACGCCGAACTCGGTGTAGCTGCGGAGGGCCGACTCGTTGTACGCCTGCGCCGTCTCGGTCCGGGCGATCAGCTCGGCCCGGGCGGCGTCGAACGGCGCGCTCTGCTCGATGATCCCGGCCACCTCGGCAGGGGAGAGGCCGTCCTCGAAGCCCTGCGCGATGATCGCGGCGACCGCGTCGCGGGTGGTCGCGTTGATGCCCGTGATCCGCTGACCCACGGAGCGCTCGACGAGGTCCGCCACCGTCTCGGCGAACGTATCGGCCTTGCCCGGCAGCGTCTTGCCCACGGCGGTCGTCACGGCCTGCGACAGGTCACGGATCGTCGGCAGCAGCGCCTCGCTCAGCGCCTCGTCGGCCCGCTTGCCGTTCCACCATGCGTCGATGTCGGTCGGCTTGGAGGCGAGGTGGGAGCCGCGTTCACGGACGCGCTTGGCGATGGCCCGGGCCTGCGCGGTGAGCACGGCCTGGACGCGGGCGCGAACCGCGGGCTCCCACTTCGTGTCGAGGTTCTTCCGTAGTCCGCCGAGGGACGCCTTCATCGGCATCTCGGGCTGGTCCATATCCGGCTCGGGAATCGGCGGCGGGGCAGGTTCGACAGGCTCGGGCTTCGGGGCTCCGGTGAAGTTGCCGTCAAGGTCCGGTCCCTGCCCGACGAGGGTGAGCGTCGAGGGCCGGTAGATGGCGAGACCGAGGGGCTGTCCGTCGGGGCCATAGTCGGGGAGGGGATCGAGGCCGAGGATGGCCCGGCGGTCGTTGTCGGTCAGCGGCTGGTCGACGGCCTTCTGCGCCCGGTCGTACAGCGGCGTCTCGTCGTCGAACTCGGGCTCTTCGAGTTCGAGCTCGATCTTCGGGCCGCCCCTGCGGGCCACGTCGTCGAGGAAGCCCTGCATCATCTCCCGGAACGGATCGAGCCGGGCATGGACCGGACCCTGCCAGAGGATCGCCTCGTCGTATCCCTTCGTCTCGCCCGAGTTCAGCCCCTGCGCCTGGGTGATGCCCTGCTGGCTCTGCGGCAGGCCCCACGACGCGTAGATGTCCTCGCGGCTCAGCTTCCAGACCTCGACGATCTGGAGCTCCTGAGGCGTCGCCGACAGGCGGGTGTGTTCGATCGGCTGCTTGACGATCTGCGCCCGCTTCGCGGCCTGCGGGTCCTCGGCGATGTTGCGCCAGTCCTTGACGAACCCGGCCCACTGCTCGTCGGTGATCGACGAGGTTTCCTTCGGGCTGAAGATGCCCGAGAGGCGGCCGCCGGCTGCAAGGACGCCGGACTCGTGGCGGGTGGCGAGGGAGTTCAGGAACGCCTTGCTGCCCGCGCTCTCGACGATGCCGATGGGATAGGCGCCCACGTCCGGCGGGTCGTACTCGTACTGCAACACCTCGTCGAGCTCGATCGGGACGCCGCCGTTGCCCTCCTCGTCGGCGTCGAGCTTCCAGCCGATCGTGTTGCCGACCTTGTCGTACTGCGCCCACATCCGGGCCGGGTTGATGTAGAGGAACGAACGGGGGATGCCGTACAGCCCGTCCACCTGGTCCTTGTAGAAGAAGCCCGTTCCGCACAGGCCGCCGTGGCGCATCATGATCTGCCACATCGAGCGGCGGGACTGCTTGCGGATCTTCGCCGGGAGGAGCGCCTGCGGGTGCTCGAAGAGGTCGAGGATCGCCTTCAACTCGGGCGCGGACTCGGCGTCGATCTCCTCGTCTTCCTCGTCTTCGAGGTGCCACTTCACGCCCGCGGCGGTGGACGAGATCCGCTGCTCGACCTGGTGGACCACGTCGTGGGTGTGGTACAGCTCCTGCGCCTGACGCATGAGCCGGCGGGGGTTCTTCGAGGAGGTCCACAGCGGCGTGTCGGTGTAGTAGGCAACGACGCCCGGACCTGTCCCGCCGGAGCCGGACGCCTTTTCTGCCGGTGGAGTCCGCCCGAGCAGGCGGTCGAGGATTGTCGGCACGGGTGACTCCGAAGGAAGAGGGGGTTACATCAGGACGTA